TCATAGATCATCGCTTTTCTTGTATCATTAATAACTTGTTGGAGGTATCTTGGTTTTAATACGTAGATACCTCTTTTATCATTGTTCTTTCTGACTTCATATTCATAATTACTCACACCCACAATTGGGTCTGATATGCGAATGACATTTTCTCCAAGTGCTGTTGCGTCATTTGTATAAAGATTTCCATCGTAAGTATAATAAACTTTAAAGTCTTCATCAACAACTTGATCTGCAGGAAGAATTAAACGGTCTTCTGGGTCTTTGACTTCTTTGGTTTCATAATGATGAATTTCGTTTAAGTCATTTCCATAGATTGATTCTGCATAATCATAGACTTGTTTATCAGATAATGGCCATTCATCTCTTAATCTTGTAATTCCTGCAGATACAATTACAACCCAATCATATTGAACGCTTCCATAAATCTCTTGTGCAACTAATTCTGGTCTAGAACCATCAGGAATCTGATACTTGTCGAAGATAGTAAATACATTTTGTAAGTCATCACGAAGTTTAACTCTACGGAATAGATTCTTTACCGTAACATATTGATGTGATGACTTAGTTCCTGGTAAAAAGGATTGATATTCTAAATTTGGAAGTTCTCTGAAGTATGTCATTAGTATCCAACTCCTGTTTTTCCTTCTGCACTTCCATAATCTTCGAAGTAAATCGGCGTCAATTCTTGGAAACCAAGTGTAAGATTCATATTTACTGGTGTGCCATCGGAGTAAGTAGCATACGTGCCAGAACCAGTAAAGTTTAAACTTAAACCTTGAAGAGCGCAGATTTTAAATCTATTTAGATATGGGTGAGGTTTTCCACCACTCATATATTGAACTTTAAAAACGCTTGGTGCGGTTAAAAATAAACCTCCTGCTGCTCCTGAAGCAGTTCCTTTTTTGGCAGACATTTCTGCTTTTAGGAAATATACCATTTCTCTTATTACTCTTGCTTCATTAGCATCTCTTGGTGCTAAGTCGAATGCCAAAGAAAAACCTTCTCTTAAATTTACACCTCTGAATAATAATTCAATATTTTCATTGATGACTGCACCAGTCTCTCTACCCAAAATTTCTCCAAATAAATTTTGGTCTTGTCCTAACAATTGCTGAACTGCCTGTGCCGCAAAAAAGTTTTGTATTGCTTTTTGACCCAATCCAGTTTGAGAAGCTTCTACAACTGCTTTTCCTGATGTTATGAGAGCTTTTAATCCTTCTATTGGTCCATTAGTTATGGTTTTTTGACCAATACCTAATAGAGTTCCTGTTAACCCACTCAATTGACCTTGACCCCATCCAGCAGATTGAGAATTTGTGGGTAGGGATTGTGGCATAGGAAGTAAAAGAGTGCCTCTTACCGTTTTTCCACTCAAAGATTGATAATTTCTATCTGAAGTTGGGATTGTAAAATTATTAGAACTTAATTGCCCAACTCCCGGAGGTTCATACTTATATGCATCTATCTTCACATAGTCAGTATTCTGGTCTATGAGACCCAGTGGATATCTGAATACCGTTGGTTTGGACATTTATTTTTTGAACTATTTAGTTAGAATGTTGCTAAAAGGCAATCTTCTTAAGTCATCTATTTCTTCTCTATAGACCTCATAGACAGCACCTGCAACTTCATCCCAAGTGTATTGGCGCACTTCTCCCCAGTGATAATTGATTCCTCTAAATCCCCAATTAAAAACTTCTGTCACTGCAACTAAAGGATTTTGGTCATATCTCACTCCAGAAGTCTTTGCGTTATATACAAAAATATAAAACTTACCTGCCTTCGGTGGTCCTACAGTTTCTGGTAAAATAGTCTTTAATTTATTCATAATATCATTAGCATTTTCTGTCCCAAGCAGATTTTTTACAAGAAGGGTAATACGACTTCTTTTTCTTTGTTGTAAAGTCTTTCTTGGCATTACTTAATTCCCAATTCGTGTTCGGTGATTACCTTAAACTCATACCCACGATCAGCACACCATTCTCTTGCTGCTTCCCACTTTGATTGATTTTTAGCATACTCATAAACCTCTGCAATGTATTGCTTTGTTTGTCTCTTTGGTTTTGGGGGAGGCACTGTTTGTTTTGAGGGTTTAATCTCAATCATATATTTTTTAATACTACCATCAGATTCTTTGACTTTAATAAGAAAGTCGGGGTAGTATTTGTGAATTTTTCCGTCGATTGGGGAGCGATAAGGAATTGATTTTTCTTCAGATTCCCAAGATATAATTTTTTCATTTGTATCACAATAGACACAAAACTTTCGCTCCCATAGAGACCGATAAATGATATTTGTAGGATCTCCGTTATATTTTTCAGGATGCGATGGTTTATATTTTCCCTTATATGACATCTAAATACTTAATAATATAAGACTCGTATAAGGTATTTAGAGTGGCATTTCCTCGCAGAATATCGGATATTAAACCACTGCTAACCAATCTTGCACAAACTTCTCATTATGAAGTGCAATTTGGAATGCTGCCTCCAGAATTGATGTTTTACCTTTCTAGAAGGGGAATCAATCCCAGATTTATTGCTGAAAGCGCTGGTCTGTTATGCTACTCTGCTGTGCTCCCAACAACATCACTTGGTTCTTTTACGATTGATGGAAACTACATGGGAGTGCAAGAGAAGTTTGCTCACTCAAGAATTTACTCTGAAATTACTCTTGATTTTTATGTAGACAGTGATTATCAAATGCTCAATTTCTTAGAGTGTTGGATGGAGTTTATTGCCAGTGGATCTTACAATAATCAAGTTCTTGCTGGTGAAAACGCACCAATTAGTCAAAATGTCAGTAATTATTTTGTGAGAATGCAATACCCCCAATATTATAAGGCAAATCAAGTTAGAATAGTTAAGTTTGATAGGGATTATCGAAGGGAGATTGTATATAATTTTAGAGGGTTGTTTCCATTAAACATAAGTTCAGTTCCTGTTTCATATACGTCATCAGATACTTTAAAAGTTTCTGCTTCTTTCCAATACGATCGTTATATTGCTGGAGCAACAAATTCCTTTAATCAATTTGTTATCGGAAATAATAATAATCTCAATCCTCTTCAACCGCAGAATATTCCATCGGCTCCACAATCTGCAGAGGATGTTTTCCGAGCATCTCAGGAAACTTATACTTTTGGAGTAAGCAATAGCGAAGCACTTCAGTCAGCATCAGATTCTTTATCTTCAAATCCATTATCTACACAAGCGAACTCAGAAACTCTCTTCTAAATAACTTTACTGATGTTTCTATAGGTTATTATGCCTTTACCAAAAATTTCAACACCGACCTATGAGTTGGAAATTCCTTCTCTAAAGAAAAGTATCAAGTATCGCCCATTTCTTGTGAAGGAAGAAAAGGTTTTAATCATTGCAATGGAAAGTGAAGACCCAAAGCAAATTGCTGAAGCAGTAAAAACAGTAATTGGCAATTGCATTGTTACTCGTGGAATTAAGATTGAGCAACTTGCAACTTTTGATATTGAATATTTGTTCCTCAACATTCGTGGAAAATCTGTTGGTGAAACCGTTGATGTTTTAATTACTTGTCCCGATGATGGAAATACACAAGTTCCTGTAAGTATCAATCTAGATGATATTGAAGTTGAGTTTAGAGAAGACCATTCGAGAGATATCAAACTTGATGATAGTTTAACTTTGAGAATGAGATATCCATCAATGCAAGAATTTGTCAAGAGTAATTTTATTGCTGGATCTGAAATTTCTGTTGATGAAACATTTGATATGATTACCTCTTGTATTGAGCAGATTTATAGTGAAGAAGAGTCTTGGTCATCTTCTGATGTAACAAAAAAAGAACTTAAGGAATTTCTTGAGCAACTAACTTCTCAACAGTTTAAAGACATTGAAAAGTTTTTTGAAACGATGCCTAAACTTTCTCATACTATTAAAGTTACAAATCCAAATACTGAAGTGGAAAGTGAAGTAGTGTTGGAGGGTCTAACAAGTTTTTTCGCCTAGGAATGATGCACGAAGACCTTGCATCATACTACAAGACAAACTTTGCCTTGATTCAGCACCATAAATATTCATTAACAGAGTTGGAAAATATGATTCCTTGGGAAAGGGAGGTTTATATTACTCTTCTCCAACAATATATTGAAGAGGAAACCCTGAAGAATCAAGCGAATGGATAGGGCAGAAGCTGGTTTAAGAGCACAAACAGGTGAAAAACCGGGTGGTGGGTATTATACTGGCACAGAAAGAATTACCCTTCAAAAATTTTCTTTAGGTAGAATTACAACCCTCCCAAGAACTGTTTTTGGTGGGCGTGTAGTCTCTGGCGGTGGAGGTAGTGCTGGAGTAGGTGGAGGAGGTGGCGGTGCTGGCGCCACTACTGGCACAGCAATTGTAGTTAGACCTCAAGTTAGTTTAGTTGATAGAGCACAAGACTTAAGCATTCAAACAACTCAACAAACAGTTGGTGGTCTTCAGCAGAGTCTTGATGTGATTCGTGTGCAAGTCACCGACTTAAATCAGGGAGTGCAAAACACTGCCAAATTATTACAAGCAGAAAGTGCTGTTGAGCAAAATCAACTCAAGCAAGAGCAAGAACAAGAAAGAAGATTAGCAGAGCGTAAAATTCGTCTTGGTAAAGAAAGTGCTCTTGAAAGAGGAATTCAAGCGGCACTAGCAAGACCAATACTTAAACTTCAGCAAACCATTACAAGTTTGTTTGACCGTATTATGGGGTCTCTGACAACATTATTCTTTGGATGGCTTACAAATCAAGGTATTGAAACCTTAAAAGCACTGACTGAAGGAAATAGTAAAAAACTTGAAGAAATTAAGAATAATGTTATTAAGAATGTTTTATATGCAATAGGTGCTTTTGCTGCTGTTAAAATAGGATTCAGTCTCTTAATGAGAACGATTACTGGATTAACATTAAGATTGACAGGTCTTGTTGCTAAAATTACTTTAGCACCTTTTAGATTGGCAGGAGCAGCAATTGGTGGACTACTTGGACTTGGTAGAGGGGCAGCAAGAGCAATTACAGGTGCTGGTGGTAGGACTCCCATTACTACAAGTGGTGGAAGAGTTTTGAGTAGAAGCGGACCTTTGGGAAGGTTTTTAGGTGGAATTGGAAATATTGGAAAAGGTGCTCAAGGAGTTTTAAGGGGAGCTGGAAATGTTGCTTCTAAACTTTTTGCTCCTATAGCACTTGGAGTTGGAACTTACAGAATTGCAAAAGGAGATATCACGGGCGGATTATTATCCTACGCATCTGCTGTCCCAATTATCGGACTTCCTGCTTTAGGTGTTGACATTGCAAGAGAGTATGGTGCTTTTGAAGGAACATTCTTGGGTAAGAAAAAAGATAATGCGCCAACACCAACACCAACAGCAGCAAAAGTGTCTCCATCACAACCACAAACACCAGCAATGCCACCAGCATCTGAAATGAAATTCAGTGTGGATACTGCAAATATGTTACAGGCACCAGCACAACCTTTAGCACAAGAAACAGCATCTCCTTACGGAACATTAAATATCGAAGGATTGATTCAAGAAAAACCAGCGGCAAATATGCAGGCACCACCAAAACCAACTACTCCGGTTGGCACACTACCTGAAGCAAAGGCAAATATTATTATGGCAGGTGGTGGTAGAGATAGAACACAAACAATGGTAGCACAACAAGAACCATTGACTGATGTGCCATTCATACCATCTTCCAATACTGATAATTTTTATGTGCTTTATTCACAAATGAATTATAATGTGGTGATGTGATATGGTAGTAGCATCTCCTCTAAATTTAAAAAAAGTTACGACTTCGGCAAGTGATTCTCAAAAGAAAGTCACTGAAGCACGAAGCTCTGTAAAAAATATTGGTCAGGTTATTCTAAAAAGAACTAAAGTTAAAAGAGAATCATTTGCACAGACAAATCTTTTTAGAAAAAGAAGAGAAGAAAATGAAAAAAGAATGATGCTTGAGGATGAACTTGAAGCGCCAAGAGTTGCTATTAGTCTTGGTGGTCCTCAACAACTTACTCAATCAGCAGGCGTGGGGGGGTTTTTTAATCGAATTTTAGGATTTATTGGATACTTATCTGCTGGGTGGTTGATGAATAATCTTCCAACTTGGATTGCAATGGGTAAAGAGTTTGTTGCAAGAATTCAAAAAGCAGGTCAAATTCTTTCAGGATTTTTTAATAACACCATTAGATTGTTTGTTAATGTTGGAAATATTTTAGGAGCACTTGGTCAAAATCTATTGCAGTTTGATTTCTTTGATACTTCAAACCGTGTCAAAACTGCAATGAGTGATTTGAACTTTACGATGGAAAACCTTACAAGTCAAATTGAAGAAGCATTTGGACTATTAACAACTCCACTCACAGAAGGTAAGTATAGTGGAGAAAAGATTCCTGAAGTGGGCACACAGCAAACTAATGAAGGTGCTTATGCAGAACCACCACCTTATAGTAGTGGACCGCCATCAACCGGAAATATAACCAATACGCAAAAACAAGCATTAAATATACTTTCCAAATATGAATCTGCTGGGTCTGGAGGATATGATGCAGTAAATCAAATAGGTATAAGAGGTGGTAGGGGAGTAATGGGATATAGGGGTGATTTTAAAAAAATGCCTCAACACGGTGGAAGATCACTCACCGATATGACGATTGCCGAGATTATGTCTTTGCAGGCACCTAGATCCGGAATGTCAAATCAAGAATGGATAAGACAGGGTAGATTGCACGCGGTTGGAAGGTATCAGTTTATTGGAATGACTTTACCTGGAGTAGTTAAGAGATCGGGAATACCCATAACTTCAAAATTTACACCAGAAGTGCAAGATTTATTGGCATTACAATATTTGAAAGAAGCAGGAATTGGCGCTTGGATTGGTCCTGCAGATAAAGCTACACAACAAGAACGAGCAATTATAGAGGCAGCTAGGAAAGAACCTATAAATTATAGACCACCAGTATCTACAAGTTCATCATCACAACCTAGACAAAATCCTCCTGCAAGAGGAAGATTCACACCATTAACAGGAACTAGTGGGGATTCAATGGGAAATAAACCCCTATCCACCCCAACAAGTCCATTTTTGGGTAAAGCAGGACCAATAACTTCTGGTTTTGGTTATAGGTGGGGCAGAATGCATATGGGATATGATATTGGTGTTCCAACTGGGACTCCTGTCTATGCCTACTTGCCAGGTGTTGTAACTAGAATTGGATATGATCCATATGGATATGGACATTATATTGAATGGAAAGACAGTATTCATAATCAATTTCATTTCTTTGGGCACTTAAAACAAAAACCTTCTTTAAGAGAGGGTCAATCTTTTGAAGCTGGAGCTCCTTTAGGATTAACTGGTAGTACTGGAAGATCAACTGCTCCTCATTTACACTGGGAAATTGGACCACAAGGATCTCAAGTTGACCCAGGCAAGTGGTTAAAGGGTATAGGATCTAAACAATTGCCCGTATCTCCTACAGCATCTCAAATCTCCGCACCACCACAGCAAACAAATATGGTGCCATTATCACTGACACCGGAAAGAAAGGGTCAAGACATTATGATTATTGAACCTCAACAACAGCAGAATATCATTACTCCTGCATCTGGTGGTGGAGATATGTCACCGTCTCCAATCAGTGATTTTCAACTGTTAAATAACTTTATCAAGAATAAACTTCTTTTAGATTTAGCATACGTATAATGTCAATTCAAAAGTCCATATATGAAGAGTTAATTTTAGAATCGAGCGACCGTAGTCGAACGATTGACATTTCAACAGGTGCTATTTCGATTGATTATTATGAGGATATTTTCTCTCCAACTATTACTGCAAAAATAAAAGTCATCAACACCGGAAACACAATTGTTGCAGTAAATGGCACC